GTTTCTCTTACTCCAATCCAATCTTCACACTGATGTTCCATTAACGAATCAAGGTACTCATCTTCACTTTTGTATCGGAAGTCATAGTCAAATTCAAATGGCATAATGGTTATTATAAAGGACGAGAGAAAACAAAAACAATAACCTAGAGGACGTAATTTCTCTGCTGAACAGAGACAACCATAGATCCTTGCATTGTTTTGTTTTCCCATTATTAATATAATCTATTTTCACGAATAATGCAAGTATGTGTGTGTAACCTAACAAACTGGCACACTCACACGAAATCTTCCAAGTTTATAGTGTATTGTGATACACGATTCTGAATTAAATCATTATAGGATTGATGCAACTCACAACCAATATAATGACGACCTAAAGATTTTGATACCATACCAGTAGTTCCTGATCCAATAAAAGGATCAAGAATTATATCTCCCTTCTGACTACCAGCCTTAATGCAAGGTTCAATCAACTCAGGTGGGAATGTAGCAAAATGGGCTCCCTTATATGGTTTAGTGTTTACAGTCCATACACTTTTTTTTCTCTTTAATCCTTTACCATCTATAGTTGATTCTTTTATTGAATCTACATCAAAGTAATAGTTTTTACTCTTACTGAATAGAAAAATATATTCGTGGGATTTGGTGCATCTATCTCTTACACTTTCTGGCATAGGATTAGGTTTATTCCATATAATATCTTGCCTTAAATACCACCCATCTTTTCTTAATGCAAATGCTAACAGCCAAGGTATTCCAATTAAATCTTTACTCTTATATCCCTCTAACTTATTCCCACGAACAGGGGAAAAACTGGGTAAATCTTGATTTGTTTTACTTACTGTTTGTTTTGGATAATTACCATCACTACGATAATTATAATAACTATCTCCTATGTTTAACCATAGTGTTCCATCATCAGTTAGCACCTCCCTGACACTACGAAATACATTAACTAATTGCTCAACATATTTTTCTGGTGATTCTTCCATACCGATTTGATTCTCCTCTCCACCATAATCACGAAGTCCGTAATATGGTGGCGAAGTCACACACATTTTTACTGGTTCAGTTATTGTTGGAATTGTTTTTCTGCAATCTCCGAATAGTATTGTGTCTCTCAATCTAGTAAATCCTCCAATCCTAGAAACTCTTGCATATAATAGTCACAAGTAACCTCATAATATGCAGACAGGGCTTCAATATCGTTGGCATCAATACCAACTTTTTCAAATAAATCAAGTGTTGAATCGTGCATTGTTTTAACTCATAATGTTTATATTATAGCATAGTTTTTAACTACGAACTACACTAATAGCAGGCTGACCGTCTTTAAATACTGTATCAACAACTGCCTGTACTTTTCTTGATGTACTGATACCCACCTTATCATACACTGGAATACATACCAGACCAAATTGCTTAGTGATGTCTCCCTTACGAATGACACGACCAATAGACTGACTGATACCTATGTAATCCATTGATCTTAAGAACAATACTGCCTCAAGACCATTGACATTGATACCTTCTGATAGTATGCTGTGATGTAAAACTACAAATCTCTTGTCTGTTTTACCCCAAGCATTGAGAACATCAAAGAACTCTTCTCTTGTAACCTTCTTACCATCAATCACACCACCAGTTTTTGATGTGATAAACATATAAGAGTAACCTCTCCACGCTAACTCATTAGCAAACTTTGAGAGTCCAATTAGATTTACGATTTGCTTTGTTGATCTAGCACATATCAGAATCTTATCAACATCAACATCATCAATCGTATCAATAATGTGGTCGCAATCTTTTTCATAACCAAATCTACTATCGTCAGTAACATCAATCTTCTTAACCATAACTTTTGGTGGTAAAATGTGACCTTCATCAACTAACTTAGGAGCTGGTACATTACAAATTACACCACCAAAAATGTCAGTATCATTCATACCAATCTTCTTAGGTGTACGAGAGTGCTTCGGTGTAGCAGTAAAGAAGTATGATCTCTTAGCATACATTGAATAATACTCAACTGCTTCAATAAAGTTTCTCTGAACTGAGTTGTGTGCTTCATCAAAGTATATTGTATCAACATCAATATCTGCTTCTTGTATTCTGTGTAATGAATGGTATGTAGTGAATATGATTGTATGCAAGTGTAAAGGATAAATGCAAAATGTTTTTATCTCTTCTGGTTTTGTAGTGCTAGTATGATGTGTCTCTCCACTATGAACGTGAAGAACATTTACATTAGTAATATGCTCTAAGAAATCTGCTGACAACTGATTTGCAAGTAAGATACGAGGAGCAACCACAACAATAGTTCTTCTAGTATTATTGAATCTATACTGTGCATCTTCGATCATACACATTGTTTTACCACCACCAGTGGGTACAATAATCTGACCTTTATCAGACTGTTGCATAGCAACAAGTGAATCTAACTGGTGTGAACGTAATTGCATCAAAATCTCATTAATAATATTAGTATAGCAACTCAGTCAATGGTGTGGATACTTTTTGTGACACCTTCTTAGGTGGCACATTTAACTCCTCCATTATGATTTGCTTCGGTAGAAAGTTCCAACAATAGTAACTACTGCTAAATGTGATCTTATCATTGTTTCTACCATCAGGGCTTACAAACTTCATTCTCTTGTCAAACATTAATAGTTGTAAATCCTTGTCTTTGAATAGTTGTTTAGGTGCTGAATCATTTAACCAAGTGTTAGTCATTATCATAGCAAATGGTTTATTAAATGATAATGCTCTCTCAAAAAACTTTCTCTTATTTGTAAATGGTGGATTCGATACGATTATATCCCAAGTGTGTGGTTCATAATCAAAGAAATCCTGACCAGTATCAATATGTGAACGGATAACTTCATTCTGTTTTGATATTTGTATAACAAACTGACTATCCTCTGTATCAAAAGGACACCAGACTATATCTCCCTCTGGGATATACTTTAATATGGGTTCAACTCCATAGTCAGGTGTATAACATTCATCATTGTTACCACCCGAATACATTAATTTACCACTATCTAATTCTTTGGCCATAATTCTCAATCTCTTTTTGTCCAATACTTACACCTATTCTAGGGTCTTTTTTATGAGATGTACCCTCATCAAACTGCTTCTTAATCTTAGGTAACAATAACTTTAAGACATCATTACAATCTAATTTCCATACTTCCTCGACTTTACCCTCCTTGAATCTTGCATAGTAATGATTTTGATACTTACCAATCTTATCCTCCACGATATATTTCTCTTGTTCTTCCCAAGAGTCTTGAACACTGATACCATTATATGTACCATTGACACTCTTACCTATGGTAGATTTGTATTCGCAACCACCATCTTCATCTATTGCATCTTCTCCAGAATAATCATCTGCAACTTTGTGACCTAGTAAACCAGCCATATAAATTTCTCTTGAACGTGCATAAGAGAATGGATCTCCCCAACCCTGTTCTTTACATAGGTCATACATCTGAACATACAGATCACGATACTTTTCTTCTGGTGTCATAATAAAATTGAATTACCCTTATTATAGCATAAAAAACCCTCTGTGCAGAGGGTTATGACAGTTAGTAATTTGGCACTTAAAAATTATCTCTATCAAATACTTGATAGTTTTTATATGCTGAATCGTGCTTTGCATCATCAATTATTGTTGGTAATATAATGAATGTGTAAAGCTTCTTATCATTTAATTTGTTTAGGTTATTGATTTCTCCTAAAGATAAATTTGCATAATTTAACATTTGATGGTGAGCTCTATCAGTGCTAGACATAAAATCATTTAAATGAAAACGAATTTGCTTCGCATCAAAATCATCTTTGCAGTATAGTGCAATGTAAGTATGCTCATTTATACTTGCTTTTTCTAAGATTCTGTATATAGCTCTTGCCTTTGCTGTTCTACTAGGAATTTTAAAAATACTAATTTGATTGATATTCAATCTCTTACCATCTATTCCATATAGATCACATTTTTTTAAATAACTTTTCCACTGCTTATCATCTAATTTCCTAGATGAACTTACTGATGGCTTTTCAGATTTCTCCATTATTCCATTGATGATTTTTGTAATCCAACCACCTGCATTATCTGGCCATTTTTTGTGAATATTTCCTTTCTGTGTTAAGAAAAATTCTATATCTGTTCTATCTCTTTTTAGTTCTCCCGACTTTATTAATTTAACAGTTCCATTTATATAATCTTTTGGTTTTATAGTTCTATTTGGAGCAAATATATTAGCACAAAATCCTGTGCTAATTTTACTTGTTAAAGAGTTATCGGGCTTTTTAATTCTAGCACCAATCATCCATCTTTCATTCTCCTCTATACCAGCTAAACCTCTTGTTCGACCATCATCAAACTTTCCGAGTAAATCTACAAGTGGGAAAAATTTATCTCCAAATTTTGGTGGCATAATCCAACCATCTGCACGATAAGAGTACTGCATTTCTTCTACAGACATTCCTTCATTTTGCTCGTCTCTAATATCTGCGTTTGTAAATTCTGAATCTGTTGGGTTCTTTAATCTTAGATCAATCCAAGTAAATCCTAAAAATTCTCCTTTATACCTATCTTCAAACCAATTTTTAAATTCTGGTGTGTTGGTTTCATATTCTTTTTCTAAATCTTTAAGATCTACTTCTTTTCCAAAAGTAATTTTTTTTGTGTTGTTGTAATTCATGGTAATGCTCTCAGCAAGGTAACGACATTTCTGCGAGCCGCAAGTCGTTTTGTTTAATGTGTTTCTATCATATCAGAAATCAAACGATTTGTCAACACCCTTTTCATAAGTTCAAGTGTAATCTGATGTGGTCTTTGTTTCCAACCATACCATTTTGATTTCTTCCCCTTATTATAGGGTGGAATTTGTCCCTTGTCAACATATTGGTTTACAGTTGGGTCATATATTTTATTTTCATCTTGCAACCACCAATGGCTCTCTCCCCTATAGTCCTTCCCACTCATAGGCACTAATCTATCTGTATCCATCAAATAATATAATGCTTGTGTTGAATGATAACAATGACCATAAAATTTATTTGTTAGTAGGTCACTAGGATACATTAAAGATTTTCTCTTCTTTAATAAATCTGGGGATAGATTATCTTTAATTTTCTCAATAACTAATTCTATCTCATCATAAGGATAAGGTTCAAATGTAATAGTTCTAGTTTGTATTACATTATTACCTTCATAATTGCTTCTCTCTACTTTCTTCATTTTAATAAAGAAATCCGTCACTACCCTTATCTCTATATAACTCGTTGCTTTCTCTTATCAAAGTAAAAACTTCTGTAAGGTCAATCACACTCTGAGTCATTATACGATAACCAACACCAATATAAACTTGACCTACAACTACAGCACCAGTAGCAATACCCCAGAATACATAATACCAATTTGATTTGATCTGAGCCCTGAGTTTTGTTTTATTCGACATTGTAAAAATATT